AACTGCCAGCAAACTCTGCGTCACGAGCAGACATTGTGCTCATGGCATTACGCAGAGCTTGAACTTGGGGTTCCTGAGCAGCGTCAGGGCTAACAACACGAGCAGCACGATAAAAACCTTTGTATGCCATTTTGTATCTCCGTTGTTTCAGTGTACCGTTAGTATAGCAAAAAAGAATAACCCTGTCAACCTTAGGGTTATCCTTGTATTGTTGCCAATTCTTTAAAGCTACCTACACGAAAATGTTCGCACGAATTGTAGTAATCCTTTTTTTGATTCCAACGAGCACGAATTTTTTCTTTGTAAACATTCTTACCGTAGCTAGGTTCCTTAATTTCCTGCCACTCGGACCACGGTATGTACATAAAATCAACGCTGTCTTTGAAAGCATTGTATATGGTGACACGAAGGCTACCGATCTTGTTTTCAATACCGCTAATAATAGCAGTTTTACTATTACCGTCGGGGATTACGGATGTAGTTTTAGAATCGCTGTCGTTACAGTCGTTGAAATCACGACCATATTCGTTAACGAAATCATAGCCACCCACTGCTGCCAAACTCTCTTCTATCAATCTTTCTACGTTAAAAATGTCCGGGTTTTTGAGTGCATAACTTTTGAGAGCTGGAGTACCAACAAATTCGGGATGATAAAGATTAATCACGTCTCTGATCAAAACAAGATTTTTACTCATCATAAACTCCGTTGTTTCAGTGTACCGTTAGTATAACAAAAATGGATTGCAGTGTCAACCTGTTGTAATTTTACAACTTCCTAACTTGATACAGTATGCCCTGAGGGGTCTTAGTTTTATAAATGCCCTCAGCTTCCCAGTCTGCTTCCATTACAGCAAGCCATTTGCGATCTCTAACTTGAGGCTTGTCAATTTTAATTGCAACACTACGCACTCTATAGGCATCGTAAATTCTACCGCTATAAAGTGTATCAAGTACCGCCATCATGGCGTCTACTTTGCGATGCGTTTTACTATCCCAACGACTTTTGTTAGCAATACTACGCATTCTGGCATCTTGAGCAGCCCACCATTTGTTAGGGGCCTCTTTGTTGTCTTTCTCTATTGTAAGCATAGCTATCTCCTAGTGCGTGTTAAGTGCAGGATTACAACTGTTTACAATCTCACGCTCGGCAGCGTGGGCGGGTTTACGTCCGCGTACAACATCAACCAATAGTATAACATGAGCGTCGGCACCATGCGACCTTATGCTGTTGCATAAAGCCCACGACTTATTCTCTGTTAGTGCACGACGAACATGCTTTTGCCAGCGTATTTTGAGAGCACGATTAACTTGACTGCCGCATACAGTGATACCAACATAGTGCTCATTTGTCACTACGTTGACGATCATGTACAAGGCATGCTTGGTGTCTTGTCTACGCTTGCGAGTACGAATCGTTTTTTCCATACTCGTAGTATAGCAAAAATGGGTAACCCTGTCAAATTTTGGGCTATTTGTAGTCAAAAAACAACACAATCTGCCTGAATTCTAGGCAGAAAAGTGTTGTTTTATTGCCACAGATTGTGGCATTTTTGCCACTTAGTGCAGAGTACGGTTTGGCCCTGTAAATTCGTCGATACCTAAGATTTCTAGTATGGCTGCTACAGTTTCGTTGGGATTGGTAAATCCCGCTTCTGGGCCGAATACAGTTTTCAAATTTCCATCTTTGTCAAGTAAAAAACCTATGTCAGTGCTATCAATATCTAGATCTTCACCTTCCTCAAGCTCAACAAGATTATGCTCGTTGTCTTCAACTTCCAATGTGCTTCGTTTTGACATTTGGAACTCCTTAGTTCACATAGTATTTACACCTAACTTCATTTAAACAAGATTAGGCTCATGATCACTGTTTGAGCACAAAACCCTAGACAAATAGTGGCGATGTATAAAAAATTGCGTTCAATCAAACTCTTAAAAAATACTGCTATTAGTCCTCCCCAAACAAACAACATAATATCAACTGGCGGCATTTTATCACTTTGGTTAGTTAGTACTGCCAGCAAGGTGGGTACACTGCTTAAGTGTAACATAATAATAGTAAGCCAACCTAGAGTATGGGCACTTATGTTACCCAAATGTTCTCTAATAAAAGTAACTATGGCTTCTGGGATATGTGCCACATAATTAAGAATTTTAGCTAGGGGGTCATTTAACATCTTGTTCTCACTTGTAAAAAATGTGTCGGCCTATTTTGGCCACCCGTTCACGTTTCCAACCAGGATTAACATAATCAGCATGAAAATAAAGAGCTTGAGTTAGACTAGGCAACCTGAACCCTTCCAACAACACTTTCTTAGCTACTTCCATGCTTTCTTCATAAACGTCTTTATGAATGATGCGGCTAGCACTTACACGATCGCAATACCAGGAAAACTGGCATACAACCTTTTCATAAATTACGTTCTTTTGATAGACCACACGACAAACATCATTTGGGAACCCCCGATGTTCGGCACGATTTAGGGTAACTTGTGCTACTGCCACCTTGCCCTCAAACGGTTCATTGCCAGCTTCGTGATAAATGTTACGGGCTAGACAGGTCAATTGCCGTTCACGAAACTCCACTGTAATATCTGAACCACGAACTTCTTCAATACGATTGAATTTGGTTTCCATAGTCCATTTTAACAAACCATAGCAACCATATAATCCAGCAAACATTAAAATGATTGCTATAAGTTGGATTATGTATTTTTGAATATCACGAGACTTAGAATCCGTGTTATACAAATTTTCCATAATTACTCCTTTTTTAAGGACAATAATATCCTATTATATTACATCTAAAATAAAAACACAACTAGAATATTATTGAATGACCTCAAACGCACTGAGGACTGTTTGATTGAATTAATTGAAAATATGACAAACCGTTGCCATCGGCATATATACCATAATAATTTCCATTCTCACAATATGTACTTAGCAAAGTACCTCTAGGCATAAACTCAAGCGACATACTAGTAGGAGGACAACATTTAGCTAAAATTGCTGCCTGTTCTTTAGCATATTGCTCTGTATAATCAAATACACTAATAGTTGATGAGCCCACACCCATACTGTCTAATATACTACGATTTTTACCTTCTACTATAGTGTATCTTATGGCGTCGCCGTACTCGTCTTGTGCCGCTGCACCTTTAACAAAATTTTCGTAACCTATTTTAAAATTATCATCATAGGCCACTTGCAGGCTACTAACAAAACCCATGATTGAAGATATTGAACCTACTACGTTACCAGTGTCAATTCTAGCGGCTTTAAGATTCCTTTTTTCAACTGCTAATTGATTTACCATTTCATCTTGAAATCTTTTTAGTAACGCTAGATCTTCTTGCGTTTGACTATCTGTTTTAGCAAATAATGCCGCCGATGCTGTTCTAATTGCTGCTGCATCTGCCTGATCTGTGTTTAAATTGTTTTTAGCATTGTCGACTGCTGTTTGGATAGCTGATTTTAGTGTTTGTCCTTCTGCACTGTCTAGCAAACGTTTCTGAGCAGAAAGCGTGCCTATCAATCTAGGCGTATAATACGTGCCAGTAAAACTACCCAAAATATCATTCATTGTTGGGTTTCCGAATACGCCCGAGCCAGACCCTGTAAGTTGTTGTCTTTGTTCGACATTTTTATTCAACAAAGTATTCATACTGGTTGAGCTACGTTCTATACCTAGCAAAACACTACTTGTGGGAAATTCAATCTTGTTTAACTGTCGCCCTAGTTCACCTATAGATGGCACATTTGTTGGCCCTAGAGCAGTTAATTTATTTGTTACATCCTTAAAACTACCTACTATAGACAAGGCTGCTGTAGATAACACAGCAGCAGGCACAAGTGCATCTGCCAAGTTTGTTATATTCTTTGTAAATCCTACTGCTTTAGTAACTGCTTGGGTTATTTCTTTAGGAACAGATTCTAACAAATTAATCACTGAGCCGGGACTCATTTCTTTAATCAAGGCTGGATTAATCTGCCCTTCTTGATATAACCAATTGTTAAAATCGGGAATGTTTTGATCAACTAAATGTTGTGCAAATTCATTAGCTTCAAAAGTTTTTTCTAGATTGGTAACATCATACATTGTGCCCCATTCGCTAATGTCACTTGTTAAGGCACTGAAACTGGACTGTGCTGCAT